TTCAGGACAAGGTGATACTGAAGCTACTTGGGGCGGTTGAGGAGTAAATCATGGCTGGTCGTACACAAGATTTCTCAGAGTTCATAGGCACACCTGATGCTTTAGCTGTAGCTATTTCTAATAAGTATTTAGATTATGATAAGTATCGAAGAGTATGGATAGAAGAGAAAAAAGAATTACGTAACTATCTGTTTGCTACGGATACATCTAAGACTACCAATGCTACGTTACCTTGGAAGAATTCTACTACAACTCCAAAGTTAACACAACTACGTGATAATCTTCATGCTAACTACATGGCTGCACTATTCCCTAATGATGATTGGATGTTGTGGGAAGGTGATGATGAAGATGCTGAAGCAGAAGATAAACGTAAAGTTATAGCTGCCTATATGAAGAATAAACTACGCACTAGTAACTTCATTAATATTATTAGTGCTATGGTTTATGATTTTATTGATTATGGTAATGTCTTTGGTACTTCTGAATACGTTAATGAAACTCGTACAGATGAAGAGACAGGAGAAGTATACCCGGGTTATGTAGGACCTAAAGCTGTACGTATTAGTCCTTACGATATTCTAATTAATCCTACAGCCTCTTCTATTGAATACTCTCCTAAAATTATTAGAACAATTAAATCAATAGGAGAAGTTGCAGCTGATATAAAAGATCATCCTGAGTGGGGGTACTTAGACAAAGTTTTTGATGAAGTAGTTAATACTCGTAGAAACTTCTCAGGTATGTCTGTTAATGATTTCAATAAAACAGAAGGATATCAAATTGATGGTTTTGGGAATATTGTTGACTACTATAATTCCGGTTATATTGAGCTTCTAGAACTACAAGGTGATATATACGATATGGAGAAAGGAGAACTCCTTAAGAATCGTATTATAACTATTTGTGATAGACAAAAGATTATTCGTAATATCCCTAATCCTAGTTGGCGTGGGAATAGTATACGTCATGCAGGATGGAGACTACGACCTGATAACCTCTATGCTATGGGACCACTGGATAACCTAGTAGGTATGCAGTACAGGATTGATCACCTTGAGAATCTTAAGGCTGATGTATTCGATTTGATTGCCCATCCAGTAATGAAAGTTAAAGGATTTGTTGAAGACTTTAACTATGGTCCGGGAGAAAAAGTATTTGTAGGTGAAGACGGTGACGTTGATATGATCCGTCCAGATGGTACTGCTCTTAATGCTGATATGCAAATACAACTCTTAGAAAATAAAATGGAAGAGATGGCTGGTGCACCCCGTCAAGCTATGGGTATACGTACACCGGGAGAGAAAACTGCCTTTGAAGTTCAGACATTAGACAATGCAGCTTCTCGTGTCTTCCATAACAAGGTTGCTTACTTTGAAAGAAACTTCCTTGAGCCTCTTCTAAACGATATGTTAGAACTATCTCGAAGAAATATGGAGATAAGCGATGTTGTACGAGTTGTTGATGATGAGTTTGGAGCCGCTTTATTTGAAACCATTACTCCTGAAGACTTATCTGCTAGAGGTAAGATTAGGCCAGTAGGTGCTAGACACTTTGCTGCTAGAGCTAATCAATTCCAGAATTTACTTAACTTAATGAACTCCGCTGTAGGTCAAGACTCTGCAGTTAATGTTCATATCTCAGGAGTAAAAACAGCACAAGTCATAGAAGAACTCCTAGATATTGAGAAGTTTAATCTAGTTCAACCTAACATACGTATAGCTGAACAACTAGATACACAACGTATGATGAATGCTGGTCAACAACAGATGCAACAAGAAGTTGCTTCGATGCAAGAAACTCAACCAACTGAAGAAGAGATAGCTTTAGCTCCTCCTGAAGAAGAAGAAGTAATTTGACAAATACCTAAAAATATGTTATAATATATGTAATTAATAAGAAAGGAAAACGAGTATATGATTACCCGTTGGTCTTCACATATTAAAGATAAAGAAAAAAGAAAAACCTTTGAAGCACAAGTTAGAAGTGCTTCAACTGTATTAGGTAGATTAACAGAAATTATTGATAGTAAAATAGATACCCTTGATTGCCCTAGTCAAACAGATTATACTGAAGCATCTTGGGCTTATCTCCAAGCAGATCGGAATGGACAACTACGATCTCTCTTGGAATTACGTAAGTTGACCGACTTATCACAGGAGGACAGTGACCATGTCTGATGTATTTGAAACTAAAGAAGTAGAAACTACAGAAGTAAAAGAACCGGGCTACCTAGAAAAAATGGTAGGAGAAGGACAAAAGTATGCTAACGTAGAAGAGTTAGCTAAAGGGGCAATTCACGGAAACGATTATATAAATAAATTAGAAGGTGAACTTGCTGAGTTACGTGGTGAACTTGACAAAAGACTTACTGCAGAAGAAGTAGCACAGCAAATAAAAAGAGAAACGCAGGAACAACAGGCACAACTTCAAATGACTAGGGAGAATACCACTTCTCAGTTAGACGAAGAAAGTCTATCCAAGCTTATCTCTAATACTATTGAACAGAAAGACGTTCAAAAACAAGCTGACAGTAATATTCAAGCTGTCGATAAACGTATGAAGGAACTGTATGGGGCTGACAAAGCCAAGGACATAGTACAACAGAAGGCTCAACAATTAGGAGTTCCTGTTGATAAACTTGCAGAGATTGCAGCTACTTCACCTGAAATGTTTTTTAATTCAATAGGTATATCTCAAAGTCAGAGTCAACCTACTCCGACTACTACAGTGAGTACGACAAATACTGAAGCTGTACAGACTATGAATAGTGCAACGCAAGCTGAAGAAGGAACTTGGGATTACTTTGAACAACTACGTAGAGCAAACCCAAAGGAATACTTTAAGCCAGCAACGCAACAAAAGCTATTCAAAATGAGACAAGAGAAAGGCCACGATGGCTTTTATCAAAAATAACTAACTAAGGAGTAACTACTATGGCTATGGAAACTGGTAACTCAGGGCATCTAATTCGCTCTGAGGTATGGTCTAGCCAGTTGAAGGAAGTCCTTGAGGATGAACTTCAGGCTACGACATACGTTAACTGGATGAGTGAATTCCCTGATGGGGATACTTTCACGATTCCTTCCATTGGTCAAGCGGTAACTGATAACTACAGTGAAAACTCTGCCGTTAAGTATCGTGCACTTGATACCGGTGAGTTTCAGTTCTCGATTGATCAATACAAATCTTCGGGCCACTATATTACGAACAAAGCAAAACAGGATGGTTTCTATATGAACCAACTGGTTTCTTCGTTTGTACCAAAGCAAGCTCGTGCAATTCTTGAAGCGGTTGAAGTCAAAATCATGGGGCTTGAATCGGAGCAAACTTCTGGTAATCTTAACAACATTAATGGTGCACCACACCGTTTTGTTGCTTCAGGTACGAATGAAGTCTTCACGGTTGCAGACTTTGCTAAAGCACGGTATAGCTTGAAGAAGGCTAACGTTCCTGATACGGACTTGGTTGCTATCGTTGATCCTTCGGTTGAGTACACGCTTAATACTCTTTCGAATATTACCAACGTAAGTAACAACCCACGTTGGGAAGGTATCGTCAGTGACGGTATCGCAACTGGTATGAAGTTTGTAAAGAATGTTTATGGTTTCGATGTTTACACCAGCAACTATCTCGCTGATGCAAACGAGACTGTGGACTCTGTTACAACTGCTGCTGGTAAAGCTAACATGTTCTTTTCTGCTTCAGCAGATGTACTTCCGTTTGTAGGTGCTTGGAGACAAATGCCTCAAGTTGATTCGGAGTATAACAAAGACTTCCAACGTGAAGAGTATGTTACCACGGCTCGTTACGGTGTCAAGCTCTACCGTCCTGAAAACCTCGTCTGTGTCCTCAGTGACACTGACCAAGTTTAAGGGAGGAACTTGATATGTCTGCTAACGAATTTTGGACTAACTCCGATGGTCTCAATGTAAGGTTTGGTCTTGAAAAGGCTACGCCAAGTGTTGAGGGTATTTTGTCAACTATGGGTGATGAGCATACTGTAGTAGTCAATCTTGACTATGCTAATATTACTAGCTCAGATGCTTTGGTTTCCACCCATCCTTCAGCAGGGATACCCGATAATGTTCATATTACTTCGGCTACCCTGTACGTTAAAACTGCCTTTACGTCTGGCGGTTCTGCAACTCTAAGTATTGGCTTGTGGAACGATGATGGTGATGGTACCTTCTCAGTTAATGATGCTGATGGTATTGACGCTACTATCGCTCTCTCTGCTATTAACGCTATCGGTGAACACGTTGAGTGCGATGGTGCTTTAGTAGGAAGCAATGCAGCCTTTACTGCTGGAACTGGTGATCGTCCGTTGTTTGTTTCTGTTTCATATGGAACAGCTGCTTTCACGGCTGGTAACGCTGATCTGGTGATTAAGTATCGTCGGGCTGGTCCATAAGTCTAAAGTAATTTGGGGGGAGTTCCACGCTCTCCCCAAATTCTCTAATTACATAGGTTTCATATGACAGTTAATCACAAGGATTTAACAGGTGCATCTCTTCATGAACCTAAAGGAGTTGCCAGTGCTTCTGCTCACAATGTCTATGTAGCTAATGGTTCTGGTTCAGGTACATGGGAAAAAGTTGACAAAGACGCAATCAACACTTCAAGTATTAAAAATTTAAATCAAATAGTTCTTACCACAGATTTCAATGATATTGATAGCGCCCATTCTCATTGGGTTGTTTGTCCTTTAGCTGGTAATATAACAAAAATATATACAGTAATACATCAAGCTTTAGCTGGTTCAGATACAACAATTAGTGCTAAGATAGGGAGTACACTTGTTACAAATGGTGTTGCTACTATTACTCAATCTGGTTCAGCTATAGGGGATGTTGATGTTGCTACTCCTTCAGGGAATAATACAGTAACAGCTGGACAAGCTATTGAACTTATCAGTAATGGTGGCACTAGTACATCAAATGCAATGGCTACTGTAACTCTCTTAATGGATGTAAGCTAATGGCAAAACTTACTCTTACTGATCTTACACAACTAAGTAGTAATGAAACTAGTGCTGTTAATGCTATTAATGCTAACGGTGCATTAATTGAAACTGCATTAGAAAATACTTTAAGCAGGGACGGTACTTCTCCAAATAGCATGTCTGCTAATTTGGATATGAATAGTAATGATCTTCTTAATGTAAGTAATATTACTTTAGCTAGTGGTTCAGCTTTATTTGATGGAGCTATAGAATACAAGTATGATACTGGTACATCTATGGCTAATCCCGGTACTGGAGAAATTAGATTTAATCATGCTACCATTGCAAGTGCAACTAATATAGCTGTTTCTAATGCTACTAATGCTTCTGGTAATCCTGATATATCTCCGTTTATTGTAACATGGGATGATAGTACTAATACAATTAAAGCTACGTTAACCATCCGTGAAACAGGTTATCCTCAAAACTTTGCTGTGTTTAATATTACTGGAACAATTACAGACAATACTTCTTGGTTACAAATTCCTGTAACTCATGTAGCTTCAGGAGGATCGTGGTCTAGCGCAGACGTCCTACGTGTATCTTTTTCTAGATCAGGAAACGTAGGTGCAACTGGCTCTACAGGAGCTACAGGAGCAACTGGTGCTACGGGCGCAACAGGTGCTGTAGGTGCAACAGGCCCAGTTGGACCCGTTGGCATTGGTCTTGCCCTAGCATTAGGAGGTTAATATGGCA